ATACAGGAAGGAAAACATTAGAAAGTATAAGAGATAAATATGCACCTCTTTATGATAGCCCTCTTAATAAAGATTGGGTACCAGGAGTGGGCAAATTTTATAAACAAATAACAGGAAGTACCTATAGTTCTAATAATGCAGGTACAGGAGTTGGAAGCAACGAGGAAGCAGAAAAGAATTTAAAAGATGTAACTTATCAAATTCAAGGTAACAACCAAAGCAGTAGTACAAATAACAATTCTAAAGCAGATAAACTAATTAGTGTAGCAAAAAGTAAACTGGGTTGTAATTATGTGTATGGAGCAGAAGGACCCAATACATTTGATTGTTCTGGATTTACACAGTGGTGTTATAAACAAATAGGCATAAGTATCCCTAGAACAGTTGCAACACAAAGCAAGGCAGGTAGTGCAGTAGATTTAAAAGATAAGACCAAATGGAAAGCAGGAGACCTATTGTGTAGAGTTGGTGGAGGAAGCAGTAATCACGTAATGATGTATATTGGAAATGGTCAAATGATTCATTCACCACAGACTGGTGATGTAGTAAAAATACAATCAGTTGATTCATATAGAAAAGGAAAAGCATATACACATGTGAGAAGATTTATATAAGTGAGGTGATAATATGAGCCAAGATTTATTACAGATAATAAAAAAAGCTGCAATGGATGCAGTAGAAACAAGCAACCCAATGAGGGTTGTATTTGGAACAATAGAAAGTACTAGCCCTCTAAAAGTTAAAATAGAGCAAAAACTATCTATTGGTGAATTTTTTCTAATACAAACAGATACATTCAAAAAATATACAGATAAAAAAATAGGAGATAAATTAGTCTTAATTAGGATGCAAGGAGGGCAACAATACTTGATTTTAGATAGGATGTGATAAAGTGTTACCAACAGATAACATTGACTATGATATTGAAGATGTATCAATAATTAACTTTGATGTAAGGCAAGAACCAAGTAAGACATTTAAACTTCATATAGAAAAAAACAGAGTAGATGGTATTTGTGATGATGTAGAAGCATTAAAACAGACCATCTTTTTAATTTTAAATACTGAAAGGTATGAGCACCTTATTTATTCTTGGAACTATGGAGTTGAGTTAAATGACTTAATTGGAGAACCTATTTCCTTTGTAATACCTGAAATTGAAAGGCGAATCAAAGAAGCACTAATTCAAGATGATAGGATTGAAACTGTAGATAATTTTGAGTTTCAAAATGTAAAAGGAAAGGTCCATTGTAAATTTATGGTCCATACCAAATATGGAAATATCAAAGCAGAGAAGGTGGTGAGTGTATAATTGTTTGAGTTAATGACTTTTGAAAATATAATTAAAAGAATGTTAGATAGTGTACCAGATACTTTTGATAAAAGAGAAGGTTCTATAATATATAACGCCTTGGCACCAGTTGCTATAGAACTTACAGAAACATACATTGCCATGGATGAATTATTAGACCAAACCTTTGTAGATACTGCTAGTTATTACTATTTAGAGAAAAGATGCAAAGAGCGAGGAATCACACCTCTTGAAGCCACTAATACAATTGCAAAAGGAGTTTTTAACATAGATATTCCTCTTGATTCACGCTTTAATTTAGGAGAGTATAATTATACAGCAACTGAAAGGATTAGTGAAGGAATATATAAGATGAAATGTGAAACTACTGGACCTATTTTTGAACTTGGTCAGTTGATTCCGATTGAATATATAGATGGGCTTGAAACTGCTCAGTTAACTGAAATATTAATTAATGGAGAAGATGCAGAATCAGAGGACAGTTTAAGACAAAGATACTATGATAGTTTAAATTCTCAATCTTTTGGGGGTAATATTCAAAACTATAAAGATGAAGTTAACAAAATACAAGATGTTGGAGGAGTTAAAGTTTATCCTGTTTGGAATGGCGGAGGTACTGTTAAGTTAGTAATAATTAACTCTAATTTCAAAGTACCATCTAGTGATTTAGTTAATTTAGTTCAAGAAAAAATTGACCCAATACAAAATCAAGGAGAAGGTCTTGGATTAGCACCAATTGGACACCGAGTCACAGTTGAAGGAGTTACAAGTACAACTATAAATATATCAGCAGAGATAACATATAAAAACAGCTACACTTGGGAGAATATAAAATCAATTGCAGAAGAAGCAGTTGATGACTATTTAAATGAACTTAACATGAGTTGGGAAGATGAAGAAAACTTAATAGTTCGTATATCTCAGATAGAAACTCGTTTGTTAAGTATAAATGGAGTGTTAGATATTACAAATACTATGATAAATGATGTTAAATCTAATCTAACAATAGATAGTAACAGCATAGTAGCGAGAGGTGAGGTAGTTGGATAAAGAGATTAATCTAATAAATTACTTACCACAAATTCTACAAGATAAAGAAGAATATATAAAAGTATTTAATGCAGAAAACAAAGAGATAAAAATATTACATGATAAACTAAATGACCTAACAAGTGACCAGTTTTTAGAGGATTTAACACCTTTTGGTATAAAAAGATGGGAAAAAATAATGTCTATAACTCCAAAGTCGAACGAAACTTTAGATGATAGAAGATTTAGGATTTTTAGTAGATATATAAGTAAATTACCTTACTCAGAGAGATTTTTAAGGAACTGGCTAGATAATATAGTTGGTGAAGGAAACTATGAGTTAACTATAAATAATGCTACTTATAATATACATTTAGAAAGTGATGCTAGAAATCAGGATTGGTTTGAGGAAGTTCATTCTTTTGTAAGTAATATTAAGCCATGCAACATGACACTAGATTACACTAGAGTGCTTATAAGCAAAGACAATCATATGAATTTTGGTATAACAACTCTAATGGGTCAAGAAATAACTATATACCCTTGGAGTCCGCCAGATATAGAAACTTATGGAGAAATTGATGTATTAACTGGCAATGGAGTTGGATACCAAGAGGTAACAATATTTTAGGAGGTGATATATTGGCTATAGATAAAAGTTATTACACTATAATTACAGATGTAGGAAAAGCAAAGATAGCAAATGCAAGTGTCACAGGCAATAAAGTAGGTTTTGTAAAAATTCAACTTGGTGATGGTGGAGGAAGTGAATATACACCAACAGAAAACCAAACAGCTTTAAAAAATGTAGTTTGGGAAGGTAATATCGGAAATACAACTACAGATGAAACAGCACCAAATTGCATAATATTAGAGAGTTTAATACCATCAAGTGTAGGCGGGTTTATGATAAGAGAAATAGGATATTTAGATGATGAAAATAATTTAATTGCCATTTCTAAATACAAAGAGTGTTATAAACCTTCTATAGAACAAGGTGCAGTAGTAGACATGAAGGTTAAAACTGTGCTTATTGTATCTAATGTAAATAATATAGAACTTAAAATTGACCCTACGATAATTTTTGCAACACTCAAAGATATACAAGAGTTAGACACTAAAATTGATACAACTAAAACAGAATTAACAAACAGTATAGAAACTGCTAAAACAGAGTTAAGCAATAAAATAGGTGATACAACACAACTTAAAACAATAGATAAAACTAGTCTTGTTGGTGCATTAAATGAGGTTAAAACTAGTGTAGATAGCATAGAAACAACAGCAGAGAAAACAAGTTATAATAATGCAACAAGTAATCTTACTGCTACAAATGTTCAAAATGCGATTGATGAAGTTGTTGCAAAGATAGAAAAATTTAATGAGGTTAATATATCTATACAAAATGATATGTTACCTATTTAAGAGAGGAGAGTGAGAAAATGCAAACAGAATGGAATTTTAATTATGATAATTACGTGCAAAATGTTTCTTTGTTTCCTGGTAAATATAAATTGGAATGTTGGGGTGCTTGTGGAGGTGCTGTCAATACAAGCGATTGGACGGATTGTGCAAAAGGTGGTTATTCAAAAGGTGAAATTGTATTAAAAAAAAGAACTAATCTACAAATTTGTGTCGGTCAATCTGGTTATGAGCAAGTTCCTGAAGGTTCAAGCCTTACTAGAAGTGGTTTTAACGGTGGAGGTGTTGCTGGCAAAATTACGACTGGTAGATTTGCTTATTCTAAATACGGTGGTGGAGCAACTGATATAAGACTTTATCAACCTTACGCAACTTGGGATAACACTAAAAGTTTGCTTTCACGCATACTTGTTGCAGGTGGTGGCGGAGGGATGAAAAATAATTTTGCATCTGCTCGTTCCGTTGGTCATGGTGGTGGTTATGTAGGTGCTAACGGAATTGGTCGTGACAGAGATTTTTGTGGTGGTGGTTCTCAATACCAAGGTGGAACAAGTTACGATACAGAAGAATACCATGGTTCACTAGGAAAAGGAGGTTATGGTAACATAGGAGTAGGTGGTGGAGGTGGTTGGCATGGTGGTGCTGGTTCTTATTTTAATGAATGTGGAGGTGGTGGAAGTGGTTACGCACTAACTAAAGATAGTTATAAGCCACCTGGTTATATACCAACATCTGAATATTATCTTGAAAATGTAGTCATGACAACAGGAAGCAATACTACAAAAGCAGATGGTTATGCTAAAATAACATTACTTCAAGCATTACCTTTTTTAACTGTATCCTCTTACAACTCTACTACAGCAACATTCAAGGCAGACCACACAGACCCTACATTATTAACTAAAATAGAAATATTTATAGATGATGTGTTAAAAGAAACTATAACAGAAGATTTAACAACAGAGAAAACAATTAACTATACGTTAGAAGATAATGCACTACACACACTTAAGATAGTTGTCACAGACAGTGCTAATGCTACAGCAGAAAAAGTTGTAAGTATAAGCAAAGGAATTGCACCTCTCCCTGCTGGTTTTACAACAGATGAAGTTACAAATAAATGGATAGAAATTAAAGATACATTCAAAAGTGGCAAAACAAGTATTATAAATACTTTAGCATTAAAGAATATAGACGCAAGTTTAAATAATACCTTAGTTGAGTTATCAGAGAAAATTAAAACTTCTTTTGATAGTTCAGACGCTAGTGTACAAGATTTGATGAATCAGTTAACACAAGCTAATAATACTATAAGTCAGTTAAATACAAAATATAAATATGCCAGTGGTACTATTGATGTTGTTAAAAATAGTTCTTTAATGG